GCCAGCGCAAATCGATCCCACGCCGTCGGAGACGTTTACCGACCATGTCGCCGATTGAACTTTGGAACCAGAGGTTTATCCCTGGTTCCACGGCGATAACTCGATCAGTAGACGCATCCTTGGGCACAGTGATCACCTTATTCCCGATCTCATACGTTGGAAACGCATTTGACCGGAGTATTCTACTCCACGCGGGGTAACAAACCTCGAGCGTTTCGAAGGGGATAAGGTCGTACAGATCACGCGTTATTCCAGTTTCACACTGGAACTTTTTGGCTGGACTAGCGTCCCTACGTCTTATCAACGTAGAGGCGCCAGGACCCCAGTCTGGCATACTGAAGAACTCTTCAGCATCAAAGTCGCCAAGGATGCTCTCTATTTTTCGAATAACTGCATTATGCAGGTAGACGACGTTGCCCTTATAAAGAGGGTCGTTAGAGAGGTCCCTGAATCGACGATTTGTTTGCTTACACAAAGCTTCGAATTTCCAAAACTTTGTAAGAGCCACTTGTTCCAAATCGACGTCCATGGTTAAACCCGTGAACTTCGCGAGGAATTTCGTGGCTGCGTAAGCATCCCGGCAAGCCTCCATCGTGAGATAGAGACTAGGATTGAATTCGAGTTCAGCTATCTGACTATGCTCCATATTTCTATAGAGGATAGCGACAGTCAGAGCCCGAGGACAATCAAGGGACTGAAGGTACTCCAGTATAACCTCGGATTCAAAACCCGAGGCTACACGGTACGACAAGGCTCCCTTAAGGAAGCCCTTGGCATGCTTCTGAGAAGACACGTTAACTCCTTAGAGGAGAACCTGCTAGGATACGGCGAGATTAAGCGCCGTATACGGACTCAAGATTCACGACAGCTGCCAGAACGGGCGTAGCGGTAGCATCCGCTGGCGTTCCGTCCGAAGCAGCGATCGTGGTCGAGAGCGAGGACACAACAAGACTGGCCAGGATGGTTCTCTGGGCAGTAGTGCTGCGTTCCGGCAGGAACCACTCCCCCTTATACATGAGCTCGTACGCTTTCGTCGGCGCCGGCAGAATGCCACTCGCAGACGAATCGCCGTTGGTCTCAAGGATAGGGTAATGGAGCATGTGCGTGACTTTGGTCACTCGGCTGTCCTTGGTAGGAGGCCGAACGCTCAGAGTCATGCTGATAGCGCCAACATACGCAGAAGCGGCGCGATCCACGTACCTTGCAACCCCGTTCGAAATCCGTTCGGGGCTCAAAGTCGTGTCATATCCAATAGCCGCGTCCGTGGTGGACAATTGATTTGCCAACACGTTCGCGATAGTGGACAATTTCACGGCTGCAATAGCAGACAAGTGAGTACTCCTTAGTTAAACTGAGGATGTAGTCGGTCCTCCTAACGCTTAAATGCAGCCCTAAGAAGAGCCAAACCGTTTAACGCATGATCGACCGAGGCTAAACCGTTCTTAAGGACGGGAAAAGACTGTTTCGGAAACGTCGCAAGACGAATCCGATTCAGTCTCACCGTTTCTCGAGAGTAGTCGCCATGGTCAATCATTGTGACGGTCGGATTCAATGGGGCTGCACCGGCGTAGTCGACTACGGAGTGTGCCACCTCTCGAGTGAAGTTGGTTCGGCTACCTTCCAAGAAGGTTAACCCATCGTAAGACGATAAAGTCTCAAGAAAGGGACCAATTGGAAGAAACCAATCAACGACAAACGAGAATGGCAGTATTTCCCAGACGAGGTTGACTGGGTTTGTAAAACCTGTTTGAGCCAGAAACGACTTGAGAGGGTCTTGGATCTTAAATCGAACGCTAATCTTGCATTTGGTCTTACCGTTGACGAAATATCGCCCACGGAGACCATTTGCAGAGACGTTGCGCAAGAAATAGGACCCTTTTCCTTCCGACGTTGCTGTCCCAACAGCTGTTACCGCACGAACGAAGTCCTCGTCCTCATTGAATGTGGACAAGGCCTCGAAGGCTCCATGGATATCGTGAAGGAGAGGTTTCCAACCGTATTGAAGAGCTAGCCAGTTTTGGGCCAACGTCTTCGACGCGGAAGGACCACCTCCAGGACCATATCTTAGGTTCCCTCCGGCAAATAGTCGATTAGCTGCAAGGGTGTAATTACGACCCGTCAGTTGCTTTTGAATCGCAACTGCTTGAGGTGAGAGAGTATTGCGAAAGCGCTTCAGCTTAGAAGCAGCCAACGCAAAATTCCCTCGCTTCAAGGCGTTAATCGATCCGGCGATGTTGGTAGCCGTCCCGGCTATCAATCTCGTCAGCTGACCTATTTGGGCGAAATCCTGTGCAAGATTAGCATCAATTTGCACGTTCATCCGCTTGATTAGGTTGCTAATTGCCTTGTTCTCAGCCTGGCTATTATGGCCAAGCTCAGGCGGCACGCTATACACGCTACTAAAGGCATCGACTAGAATGGAGTAATCCCCACTCGAAGCTTGGACTTGGGACTGAACAAGCATGTCTCTGTCTAAGTGTTCGATAAAGACGTTCAACGGATTAACCGGTAAGCGTCTCTTCTTCAAACTGTGAAAGCCGGGGGTCCTAACGCCGTTCCAGGTACGCCTGTAAAAGGGTCGAGTAAGGAGAGTCAATGTCTGACTCCCATTTATCTCGACTATTCTCTTATAAGGTATCTGGATGACTTCAGGACTCGGCCGAACAGCTGAAGATATCGGACGTAGCATGGGCGAACGCATCTTGGAAACAAGAGGCGCTACAACCCTTCGCAGTTTTGCTGCAGAAAGGCGGTACGGGGGATTCGGTCCGGAAATGAATGAATACTTACCCTTACGAGTAAGGTTCACGAAGATCCTGACAGTAGCCCTGAACTTCTTGCCTTTAACGTACTTCAAGATAGAAAGGTAAAATCGTGGGTAGGTGCTCCCCTCCAACCTGAACTTCAACACGGGTAGTTCCCTTTGCAGGGTCCATCCGGGGTTAAAGCCAGGAATGGGAGGTACACTTTCCACACGGAATAACTCAATATCTTTTAGTACGCTTTCGTCAAGAGGTCCCTCTCCCAGCGAGGAGACGTACTCTGGATGCTGGTCAAAGAAGGAAGAATAGCTCACGGATGGTTTTATACCACTCGTGAAATTCTTCCCCCTCAGCCCCGCTGAGGGTAAGCGCCAACGCTAGGGCTGCTGCAAGAACAGCTGCAACCAGCACGTCGGAGATACCACGTTCTCTACCCTTTCGGGTATCGGAAACGTGACGTCCCCGATTGCTATGAAACAGCTGCATAGCAGCCTCCCTATAACGTTGACGCTCACAAGCAGGTAGCAG